CCGTCCGTAATACGGGCCTGACCAATACTTTTCAAACCGTCAAATTGAATCTGGTAGGTGCCGTTTCTGGTACTCCTATTCAGATCGCGGCGCTCCCTGCTGGCGCACACATCATCAACGTTATTGTTGATACCCTGACGACCCTGTCAGGCACGGTTACCGCCGCTACATTGACGGTCGGTACTGCAACTACCGCAGACCTGTTCTTCCCCTCTACCACGATCTTGGCCGCAGGACGCCAGAATGCTACCCTGACGGGTACTCAATTGACGGCATACGCAGGCGTGGCCTCTGCAGCATCTCCAAATGGTATTGGCGTGGGTCCTACAGACGTTATTGTGATCGCAACCCCAACGTTCACTACAGGCTCTCCTAGCACTGCAGGTATCATCCAAGTCACTATTGGCTACCTCGTAGCAAACGACAACGGTGCGACAGCCCCTGCTTCTGCGTAAGCAATCCGAGGGGCTTCGGCCCCTTCTTTTCAGCTTAAGGAGCCATTATGGGTAAGCAAACTAACTATAGTCCGACGTTTCCTATGTACCCGGGCGGGGCTACGGCTGTTACGCTTAGCGATACAGTAAACCTTGCAACTCCATCGGTAATTTACGTAGGCAGTGGCGGTAACGTAAAAGTTACTACCGCACAGGGTGATGACGTAACCTTCACAGGCCTGTTGTCAGGTAGCATTATCCCAGTACAGGTTATTCGGGTATGGGCTACGGGCACTTCGGCTACCAGTCTGGTTCGGGTGTACTGATATGTCATTCGGGTTTGGCTTTGGTTTTCCAAGGTGCGTGGCTGCAAGTGGAGGCCTGCCGCCTTGGACTCCCGCGCAACTCACAACTGCCTTGTGGCTTGATGCCGAGGACACTAGCACGATTACGCTCAACGGCAGCACAGTCTCTCAGTGGGCTGACAAGAGTGGGAATGCCCGACACATTCTTCAGGCGGTAGCAAGCCAGCAACCCACATGGAATGCCACTGGCCTGAACAGTAAACCAACGCTGGTATTTGATGGCAGCAGCGACATTTTGCTGAATCAGAACGCCGGCAGTGTTGGGGTTACAAATATCACGCTTGTCGCCGTTATGCGTTATGTAAGCGCCTCAACCGAAGATATGCTGATGGGCGTTGGGCAAACGAATAACGTCAGGGCGGTAAGAGCTTTTTATCGCGCCAATGCCGCGACAACTCAAGGATTTAGCACTTGGGGATCTGATGTTCCAAGCTCTTCATTGAGTGCAGATATTGGCGGAAGCCCCCACATCTTTGAAGCTGTGATGGCGAATACTACAAGTGTAAAGCTGTACCGCGATGGCGTTATTGATACTGGGGCACCAAGGGCCTTGGAAAGCGGTGCTGCCCTACCTGTGTCTTTTGATGGGTTTTCAATAGGGTCGTTGCAAGGTTCATTAGTAGGCGGTTACTACTCAAACATTGAGGTTTCCGAAGCGCTTGTTCTCTACACGGCAATATCTACCGACAATCGCCAGAAACTCGAAGGATACTTAGCTTGGAAATGGGGCTTACAAGCCGACCTCCCAGTGGGCCACCCTTACAAAAACACACCTCCAACGGTATAAGGAACCACCATGAAATATTTAGTATTTACAACTGAACAAGAAGCCAGCGCAGCAGAGCTAATTATTAGGCAAGCGTTGGGCTATTCAAAGCCCGGCGTTAATGCTCTAACAGGCGAGCTAGATAACTCCGTACTTACAACTAGCTGGGCTACTCCAAAACAAATTACAGACGGACGCTGGGTATTTCCCAGTCCAGATGAAACAGGTGTTGAAGCTGAAGAAAGCTGGTGGCCTAAAACATTAGGTATCATGCCGTTAGACTACGTGCCCGGCGGCGACATCGAACAACGTGACAAGAAAGTGTAAGGATGATTGAGCAGGCTTATGAACTAGCCGCTTTACGCACAAAAATGTTTGGGCTTGCATGGCATGTAGATCATGTAGTCCCGCTTTTTGGTAAAAAAGTTTCTGGTCTGCACACTCCGTACAACCTACAAGTAATACCGGGTTATCAGAATATTGCCAAAAACAACACCTTTGAGGTACTTGCATGACAAACCCAATTCGTAAAACGACCAAGGGCAAGGGGCGTAACTTTCTCAGCACCAAAGAAGGTGCGGGCATGACTGCGGCGGGCAGGAAAGCCTACAATAAAGCTACCGGCTCTAACCTTAAGGCCCCCCAGCCGCAAGGCGGGGCTCGGAAAGATTCCTTTTGCTCGAGAATGTCAGGTATGCCCGGGCCTATGAAAGACGAGAAGGGTAAGCCCACTCGCAAGGCCGCATCACTAGCTAGATGGAAATGTTGAACATGTCTGATTCACGTATTGGGGCCGACCGTAGAACTGAACTCGATATGGTTCGTGAAATTGCCACACACGCCTCTGATATTCGTCATATCCAAGAAGATATGGATACGATGTTGGAAGGTATGAAGAGTATGCAGAAGAGCCTTGCTGACATTAATGTCACACTGTCGGAAGCTAAAGGCGGGTGGCGGGTACTGTTGATTATTGGGGGTGCTGCTGGTACAGTAGGTGCCGGGGCGATGCACCTCATCAACTGGTGGAATAAGTAGTGCCTTCTTCGACTATAAAGCAACATAATTTCATGGCGGCAATCGCCAAGAATCCTGCCTTTGCCAAGAAGGCCGGTGTCCCCCAGTCCGTAGGGGCTGATTTTATCAAGGCCGATACAGGTCGTAAATTTGCAAAAGGTGGTGAGACTATGGCTACAAAGAAAGCAATGCCCAAGGGCTTGTTCGGCGGCAAGGAATCCATGAAGGAAGAGTTGGCGGAAGCCAAAGCTATCAAGGCCGGTAAGATTACCCCCATGCAGTATGCCAAGGGTGAGAAGTCCGAAAAGACTCGTAAGATGGCTAAAGGCGGTGGAGTGGAGTCCAAGGGTAAAACCAAGGGCACAATGATTAAAATGGCTAACGGAGGTAAATGTTAATGAAACGCCCATCCAAACAAGAAATTGATGACCTGCGTAAGCAGGCCCTTATTGACGCTGCGTATGAGGCGTCGATGCGCAATACCGAAGCGGCCCCTATGCCTGCGCGTCCCGCGTCGGCTCCTATGGCCCCCAAGAAATACGCTAAAGGCGGTTCTGTTAGTGCTTCCAAACGTGCTGATGGCTGCGCCACCAAGGGCAAGACCCGTGGCAAAATGCTGTGAGACCTAGCCGCGGTATGGGGGTGATAATGGGGTCAAAGATGCCTAAGGCAAAGAAAACGAAGCGCCGGGACGATACCGACTTCGAGACCTTTGCCGAAGGCGGCACTGTGGGGCTGTGGGACAACATCAACGCCAAGCGAAAGCGCGGGGCCAAGATGCGCAAGCCCGGGTCTCCCGGTGCTCCGACTGACAAAGCATTTAAAGATTCGGCCAAATAATGACTACCTCTGGAACCACTAACTTCAATCTGGACCTCACCGACATTGTTGAGGAAGCCTTTGAACGCTGTGGCTCAGAACTGCGTACGGGCTACGATCTTCGTACTGCAAGGCGTAGTCTTAATCTGCTATTTGCTTCTTGGGCTAATCAGGGCATCAATCTCTGGACTGTGGAGCAAGGGTCGATCCCTCTTGTAGCAGGCACGGCTACGTACGATCTGCCGGATAACACTGTGGACTTGATGGAACATGTTATCCGTACAGGTGCAGGGAGCGCCTCTACGCAGGCTGATCTGACGATTACGCGCATTAGTGTCTCCACCTATGCCACACTGCCTAACAAGCTGACTCAGGCGCGTCCTATTCAGGTTTACATTAACAGGCAAGCCCCTACCCCCACGGTAACCGTGTGGCCGGTCCCAGATGCCGCGCAGGCCTATACCTTCGTGTACTGGCGGCTCAAGCGTATTCAGGATGCTGGAAGTGGTAGCAATACGATGGCGGTGCCGTTCCGGTTCCTCCCCTGCATGGTAGCGGGGCTGGCGTATTATCTGTCCATGAAAGTCCCCGGCGCTATAGACCGTATGCAGGCCTTGAAAGAGCAGTATGATACGGCATGGCAATTGGCCGCAGATGAAGACCGTGACAAGGCGGCCGTCCGGTTTGTCCCACGCCAGATGTTCCTTGGCTAGCCATGTCAAATAAATTCGCCAACGGCAAAAACGCAATCAGCGAATGCGATAGGTGCGGATTCCGCTTTAAACTCAAGCTGCTCAAAAAAGAAGTTGTAAAGACCAAACAGATTAGCTTGCTAGTCTGCCCTACCTGCTGGACCCCCGATCAGCCGCAACTGCAATTGGGTATGCACCCAGTGTCGGACCCACAGGGACTTCGAGAGCCCCGACCAGACCGCAGCTACAACACCTCCGGGATACTTGCAAATGGCTCCTACGGCGGCGGTAGCCGGGTATTTCAGTGGGGCTGGAATCCTGTAGGGGGTTCAAGTAGTTTTGATGCCGTGCTGACGCCAAATAGCTTGGTGGCTACGGGATTTGTTGGTGCCGTTGCCGTTGTCATTGGGCTTCCGCTAAATTTGCTTACTGAAGCGGGGTATCAACTAGTAACTGAAAGCGGCGATAGTTTAACTACAGGATAACTTATGACTGATATAAAAATCTCCGCCCTTCCCACGATTGCACAGGGTAGTGTAGGCGTAGCTACAGACTCCATACCGATTACCCAAGGCGCGGTAACATACAAAGTTACCCCCACTGCATTGGTTTTTAGTTCGATAAACGCTAATTCCACAGGGTCAGGCTCCGTAGTGTTATCTACCAGCCCCGTAATCAACGCGCCAACTGGAATCGTCAAGGCTGACGTGGGTCTGGGCAACGTAGACAACACCAGTGACGCCACCAAGAATGCAGCCACAGCCACCCTCACCAATAAAACCCTGACCAGCCCCGTAATCAACGCACCAACTGGAATCGTCAAGGCTGACGTGGGTCTGGGCAACGTAGACAACACCAGTGACGCCACCAAGAATGCAGCCACAGCCACCCTCACGAACAAAACCCTGACCAGCCCCGTAATCAACGCACCAACTGGAATCGTCAAGGCTGACGTGGGCCTAGGCAACGTAGACAACACCAGTGACGCCACCAAGAATGCAGCCACAGCCACCCTCACGAACAAAACCCTGACCAACCCCAGCTACTCAGGCGCCACAGCCGATGCGGGCACAGTGACTACCATCGACATCAACGGCGGCACGGTAGACGGTACGGTGATCGGTGGGGCAGTTCCCGCTGCTGTGAGTGCGACTACGGTTAGGGTGAGTGGGAATGTAAAACTCGCTCGCGGTAACTTAATAAATTTCAGTGATTCGGAGGCGCTTAACACGCTCATTAGCGGAGACACTAGCGACAACATGCTGCTTTGGGCCGCTGGCGCAGAACGCGCCAGAATCACCTCCACCGGCCTCTCCGTCACAGGGGGGATTAGTGCTACGGGTGCAGTTATTGCCAATGGCTTCAAAACTACTGGATTTGGTGTAACGGCCGTCCCCACTGGCTCCGCTTTTCTCTTGCAACAAGAGGAAGGATCGTTAACTCGATCATATTCTGCTGGTGCAGATGCTGCAACTTACGGGGTGTGGACGCATTACGCTGTTACGGCGGGTGGAGCGCCACAGCCCATATTTACGGCAGCGCATGGAAATTTTAGTGTTAATGGAAGATTAACCACCACCGGCTTGAAAGAAGACACATCCGGCAACCTCGGGATTGGAACAACCGCTCAAACCGTAAAACTGGAAATAGGCACTCGCGCACTGGGCTCACAAGACCCAAGTTATAAGTTGATTGTCAACCGCGGCGTTACCGGGCAATATGCCGAATTCGCTGCCACAAACGGTGCGGCAAATATTAACGGAGTCAATGGCAACGGAGGCGCAATAATTTTCTTAGGGGATGGAGTTGAACGCGCCCGTATTGATGCATCCGGCAACCTCGGCTTGGGGGTGGTGCCTAGTGCTTGGAGTGGCATAAAGGCAGTTCAAATTGGCAATGGCTCAATAGGCTCCACGGGGTTTGAAACTGACGTTTTTAACAATGTTTACTCCAACGGTTCTTTTAGGTACATAGCCACAGGGATAGCCTCTTACTACTCACAGAGTAATGGAAATAACATTTGGTACACAGCCCCCTCCGGCACAGCCGGCCAGCCGATCAGCTTCACGCAGGCGATGACTTTGGATGCTTCGGGGAATTTGCTGGTTGGGGCGACGGGGAATCCCACAGACTCCAGACTGCATGTAAGTGGGCGAGTCGGTATTGTTAACGCTATCAGCGATTGTCTGCTTGTTAGCGCAACCGGCACAGATAATTCTGGATACGTTTTTTTGGGCTCCGGTAGTGCTACCCGGCAAGCTGCCTATTTCAGTATTAACGGGGCAAACGTCGGGCGCATAGAGTGCAGCAGTACAAGCACAACATACGCAACATCCTCAGACGCACGCCTCAAGACCAACGTGGTCAATGCACCTGATGCAGCCAGTCTGATTGACTCACTCCAAGTACGTCAGTTCGATTGGAAGTCTGATGGCTCCCACCAGCGTTATGGCTTTGTGGCTCAAGAGCTTTATGAAGTCGCGCCCGAAGCGGTCAGCAAGCCTCAAGACCCAGACGAAATGATGGCTGTGGACTACAGCAAGCTGGTGCCCATGCTCGTCAAAGAAATCCAATCCCTCCGTCAACGCCTCGCAACCGCAGGAATTTAATCATGCCAATCTTCACCGAAACCAAAACCCTCAAGTCCCTCAAGCTCGTCCCTGATCTGGACATCATCATCACTGAGTACGCAGTCGTTACGCTCAAAGATGATGTCAGGATTGCTGAGACAACCACAGGGCGTAGCTACTCCAACAATCAGATTGAATCTTTCAATATGCAAGTAGCCCCGCTGGGGGCAAGCATTGCTGACATCGTGGCCTCGTTCAGCGCAGCCGCCATTGAACAGCGTGATGCAGCCGTAGCCGACAAAGCCACCGCCGAAGCAGCCCTGACAGCCGCACAAGCGCAGGTCGCCACTTTGCAAGCGCAGATTGATGCCTACACGCCACCCGTCATTACGCCTGTGGCTGACCCAGAAGGCCCATCGGTGGATGACTTGCAAATCCGGCTGGCTCTGAACGCTTCTGGCTTGCGCGAGGCTGTAGAGCTTGCGGTGCTGGGCTCTGACCAAAGCACAAAGGACTGGTGGGATCGTGCCAGCAACTTCAAGCGACGCAACCCGATGGTGATTGCCTTGGGTGCAGCACTGGGCAAGACGGATGAAGAGTTGGATGGTTTGTGGGCGCTCGCAGCGACCTTGGGATGATTTACCGCCCTGACTTTGTTGACCTCTGTGTCTCTGTCATCAACTGCTTTAAAGGAGCCACAATGAAAACATGGATTGCCGATCTGGAGTTGCGTCAGCGCCTGCTGATTGCGTTGATTGCCGTGGATCACTTGGTGCTGGTGCTACTCACACTGGGTAACTGCGCACGGGGCGAAACGATCTCAGCAAGTGCTTGGAGACAAGAGCAAGCTGGCAAGCTGCGAGGGCGCATTGCGCGGCCCGTGATCGACTGGCTGTTCACTTGGGTTGAGCGCGACCATTGCCGTGTGTCGTGGTTAGCTGAAAAGCACATGTACACCACACCCCCACGCG